GTTTTCTTGGAAAACGTTTCTGACCCCCAAGTTCCTTGGGAGGTGGCGTTTGCTAACTTTAGTGATTATGTAAATCTTTTGCAAAAATCTAAAATAAAAAATAATGAAGATTGCTGCAATTTAGCCTATGAGCTAGAAAAGTGTTCTAACCTTTTAATAAAAAAAGCAATAGATCCAAAAAACATAGCTATGAGCCTTGTAGTTTGGAGGGATAATTTGGGCGGTTAACTCAGTGGTAGAGTGTCTCGTTTACACCGAGGTTGTCGGGGGTTCGAATCCCTCACCGCCTACCAAATAAAATGAAAAACGATCAAGACTTTAAGCCCCTTGGGATAAATACTGTTGTTGTGGCTAGTGGATATTTTGATCCTATTCATGTGGGTCATATAGAGTACCTTGAGAAAGCTAGGGCTCTTGGAGATAAATTAATTGTCGTAGTCAATAACGATAAACAAGCCAAGCTGAAAAAGGGGAAATCGTTTATGCCCGTCGAGGACAGGATAAAAATAGTAAGTTCCCTAAATATGGTTGACGATGTTTTCAAGGCGCTTGATGTGGACGAAACAGTAACTCTGAGTTTAGCCTTTTTAAGGCCAGATATTTTCGCCAAGGGCGGCGACAGATCCTCCGACGAGATCCCAGAAGGCCCAGTTTGCCACAATTTAGGCATTAAAATAGTGGACGGACTTGGGGAAAAAATAAGATCTTCTTCAGAATATACTGGATTAAAGTAGTTTTTGGCTATTTTTCGCCCTAAAAGGGGTGTAAATTTGATAGAGGAAAACGACAATGAAAACTATCCTACTATCTCTTCTTCTTTCTGCTTGTGTCTTGGTTGGAGCAGAAAAACTTTCTACCGCAGAACACTTACAAAATGTTTCTGTAACTATCAGATCAGAAGGCCAGTGGTCTAATGGCGAAGGCTCAGGGGTTATCTTCTCCCGAAAAGATTCAAAAGGTAATAAAGTAAATTTTGTTTGGACTGCGGCACACGTTATAGACAACCTGAGAAAAGAAAGAAAAACTGTAGTCGGTGGTGCGCCGAAAACCATTGTCGAATTTAAAGACCCTATGGTCGTTAAAGAGATTCGTCAGAATGGACGAACCGTAGGCAGACTTCAAATGGATGCAGAAGTACTAAAGTACAGTAATGCAGATGACGGCCATGACTTAGCATTGCTAAGAATTAGAAAATTTAATTTTGTAGATGACACCGTTACCTTTCACTTAGATAAAGGTAAAATTCCAACTCTTGGCACAGACTTGCTGCATGTAGGTAGCTTACTTGGGCAAATGGGGGCAAACAGCATGACGGACGGTATCTACTCTCAACATGGAAGATTAATTAAGTCTTTAAATAAACATGTTTTCGATCAAACGACTTGCACAGCTTTTCCGGGAAGTTCCGGGGGTGGGGTGTATTTGAAGGATGACGCTAAATATATAGGAATGCTTGTCAGAGGTGCTGGGGAAGGATTTAATCTTATTGTGCCTGTTCGTAGAATTATTGATTATTGCGAACAACATAAAATTATGTGGGCTTTAGATCCTAAAGTCGAAATGCCTAACGAAGAAGACTTAAAGAAAATGCCCATAGAAAATACTCCCAAAGAGAAAAAAGATGTAGAGGACGAAGAGAAAGAGGCCGCTAAAAAAGCTTTTCCATTTATGCTTAGAGTATACGAAAAGCACAATGATGGTCGCCCAGATTTCCTTAAAACTAAGCCTCAACTTCTAAAGACAATGGAGAGACACTAATATGAAATACTTAATAATTGCAATCTTGGGGGCGACATTAGTCGGTTGTGCTTGTATGCCGTGTACGGGCAGTGTTGCTTGTCCTTGCGATAAAGTTTGCGCTTGTAAAGGCGAATGTATATGCGATAAATAATCGCAGTGCTGCATAATTTTTCTCAAGTAGACGACTTCATTTGGGTATGCGATGGCATACTTTCAATTGAAGATTGCCTTCTTTTAAGGGCGGAAGCTATGTCTATGTTAAAAGATGTAACTGTTCTGGATTATGAAAAAGGGCCAATAAAAGATACGAAGTCTAGGTATGCTCAGGAAAGTCTTTTACTAAAATCAAATTATAATTCCCAACAAAAAATATATAACTCTATAGAAAAAATAGAGACTATAGTTTCTAACATTACCTGCTTGCCAGTAGAAAACCAAGAATACTTAAACATAGTAAGATACTCCGAAGGGGGTCACTATGTTCCTCATTACGACTTCTTCTTAAAGGGCGGGGAAGGATACGATCTTGATATAGCAAAAGGCGGTCAAAGAGTTTCTAGCGTTTTATTTTACCTAAATGATTCCTATGAAGGTGGCGTAACCCAGTTTCCTAAATTGGACAATTTTGAAATAGCCCCAAGGAAAGGTAGGGCTGTTTATTGGAATAATTTTAGAGACAATAAGCCAATTGAAAAAAGCCTTCATTGCTCCCTACCAGTAGAAAAAGGATTTAAATGGATCGGCATAGTTTGGGTAAGGGAAGGCGAGTACTCTCCAAGAAAAGGCTAGACATTTCGATTGAGTTTCACTAATGTTTGCTTATGAGCAAAGTTGATGAAGCTTTAGAATTGTTAGATCAAATAATAGAAAAGTCTTCTACGGACGATAAAATTGAGTCCAGTAAAAATTCAGATGTAGCCCTTGATGGTGACGGCTGGATAACTCACCATTTAAAATTAGTTAAAGAAATGCTAAAGGAAAATTCAGATGCCAAAAATTAAAGGTAAAAAAAGTTGCTACATTATAACTAATGATCAAAACTTTACTTATGGAGCTTTTGAAATGACCGACGAAGGTTTAAAAAAAGCTAAACGATACATGAGAGACTTAAAAAAGAAAAATAATGGAGACTTTTTCATTAAGGAGGTGAAATAATATTTTTGTAGAACTCCTTTTAGAGTGTAAATTAAAGTATGGTACAGGTCACAGTAAAAAGACCTTACAAATGCTCTAAGGAGATTTGTTGCAGTAGTTGCGGCTTAGAATATACTAAGCCTCACTACAAAATACTTTTTGATAGAAAGAAGCTTGTATACTTTGATATAAAACAGAAAGATAATATTAAGCCCAAGACAATTTGCCACACTTGCTTCTTTAAATATATAAACAAAATCTCTAAGAGCAAAAAAAATCCATATCAAATACAATTCATAAATGGCAAAAAGAAAAGCCTTATGGAAATAAGCCCGTTTAAACAAGTGAAGGATGATCCCTTTGGCGAGTTATGAGTGATACAGATATACAGAAAACTCAAAAGGATTTGCAAATATCTGATGCAACTCTAGAGTGGTTTGCTGTTGAAAGTAAAAAAGCTATTGAAGAATTATACTACTTTGATTCTTTATTAAAAGAAGATCCAGAAATAGACGAAGACGGCGTAATAACAGATGCTCTTGAATACAGTAAAACGAATTTGCTTTATCTAGCGAAAAAAGGCGAGTACGAAATAAAGAGAAGAAAAGAATACCAAAATAAACTAAACAAAGAACTTATACAGACGGTGTTTAATGAAAAAAATTAAAGTAGGCTTTGGGACAGATAAAGACCCAGATTACATACTAATTCCCACTCCTCCGAGGAACGCTAATTGCTTCAAACTTACAGTACAGGGCGAAAATAAGACCGGACACGCCTGTGTGGCTATCAAAGATATTGATACATTATTAGGGGTTTCTGGTGAATTGCGCTTTGTAGAGAAAAAAGGTGTAAAAATAGTAAGAGAGCATCAACCATCCTATACTTGGACTGGTTGCGATATTCTCGAACTAAAAGAGCACCATGAAGGGCAGAAAGGAAAAAAATAAGACATTTAGCTTCACTAATTATGATGGTGTAGAGTATACTCTTTTTTTTCGTAAGCCCCATAAAGCATATGGCGAAGCAGATGGGCTTTGCCTAAACCCTCAAGAGGATGAACCTAAAATATATATAAATCCTCAACTTACCCAGCAAACAGAACTAAATACTTGCATCCACGAAGTCTGTCATGCATATTTTTGGGATGCGCCTGAAGCAAAAGTGACTAAATTTGCTAACAACTTAAGCAGATTACTTTTTAACAAATGCGGATGGCGTAAGGTAAAATGACAGCATTTCTTTTCGACGTAGATAATACGTTAACTCCACCTCGCCAGAAAATGGATCAATCCTTTCTGGCATTTTTTTTAGACTGGATGAGAGACAGGTCTGTTTATCTTGTCTCTGGCAGCGATGAAAAGAAAATATTTGAACAAATGCCATCAAGTATAATTACTAGGTGTTCAGGAATTTTCTCCAGCATGGGAAACAAACTGTCTATTGATAAAGAATTAATTTACGAAAATAAATTCGACCCCCCAAAAACTTTGATCGAAATGCTATCTTCATTCCAAATTAACACAAAATCTCCCGTGCTTGGTGAGGCTCCCTTTTTTGAATACAGGACTGGAATGTTAAATTTTACAACAGTAGGTAGAAGTATAGGGCTAGAGCAAAGAAATACTTACTATGAATGGGATGAAAAATCCAAAGAAAGAACTGGGATAGCAAAAAAAGTAGAGGAAACATTTCCTGACTTGGAAGCTAAAGTTGGTGGGCAAATAAGCTTAGACATACAGCCCAAAGGCAATAACAAAACTTTATCAAGCAAGTGGATAAGAGAAAACAAAACTAAAGACATCGTGTTTTTTGGAGACAAGTGCTTTGAGGGCGGTAATGATCATGACGTATCTGTTGACGTTTTAGAAAATAAAGGTAAAGTATTCGAAGTCGGAGATTGGAGAAATACTTTCGCTATTTTGCAAAATGGAGACCTATGATTTAATCAACAGTTCTTTTATATTTATTGCTGGCTTCTTTTATATTTTAAATCTTTTTAAATTGTGCAAAGACAAAGATGTAAAAGGAATTAGCAAGTTGAGTATTGTATTTTTCTCTTGTTGGAATTTTTGGACCTTTTATTTTTTTATTGTAACTACTAATTTCTTCTGGACTCAATTGTCCTATGCTTTTGTTTCTATAGTAAATGTTTTATACTTGACTCTTCTAATTTACTATATTAGAAACCAGAGCAAATGAGTCGCCTTTCTTGGGAAGAGTATGCGATAGAACTTGCTCGTACTGCGTCTTTGAGGAGTGAAGATCCTCATAAAAAAGTCGGTGCGTGTGCGCTTGATTATAGCAATAAGGTTCTTGGAGTAGGATATAATGGACTAGCTTCTGGTAAAGAAGTCTCAGATGTCTTTTGGGAAGATAGAGACCTACGCAGACCTTACATGATACACGCTGAAGCTAATTGCTTATCCCTCTTTAAAGCTGGAGAATGTAAGATATTAGCGGTTACGCTACTTCCATGTTCCGCTTGCGCTACGTTAATAGCCGCTTATAAAATACCTAAAGTTATATATTCAGAGGAATACAAAAGAGATGAAAAGGCTAAATTGATTTTTGATTTTTACAATATAGAACTAATTAAAATCAACTCTAAGGAGGTGAAGTGATTACTGATAGACCTAAAACAAGCAATAGATTCTACAACGAAGAAAAACTTCCTAAACTTCTTACAGTCGAAGAGGAAAAAGATCTGGCTAAGTTAATCAAAAATTCAAATGGATCTAAAAAACAAGAAGCAAAAAACCTTTTTATATCATCGAACTTGAGACTGGTAATAAAAATTGCTAGGTCATACGAGAACTTAGGTCTAGATTTAGAAGATTTAATAAGTGAAGGCAATATAGGATTAGTTAGTGCAGTCGATAGGTTTGACCCAGAGAAAGGCGCTAAATTTTCTACCTACGCTGGCTTCTGGATAAGGCAAAGAATAATGAGAGCTTTGAGTAATCATAGCTCTATTATAAGAATGCCTTGCTACCTTAAACAGCTATACCTGAATTACCTTAAATATTTCGAAGCTTATCAAGAAAAACATGACAAAAAACCCTCAATAAAAGAAATATCTAAGTTCTTAAACATTACAGAGAAAAAAGTCAAAGAGATGCTAGAAGCAGCCTCGGCTATAATATCTCTTGATTGTAAAATAAGCGAAGACAATGATGGAGACACTTACGCTGAAGTTATAAAAGATGAAAGAAGCGATGACCCTCTAAAATGCCTATCGACAAAAAACACCACTGAAGTCATAGACAGAGCTTTACAAGAGCTTGACCCAAGAGAGAGGAAGATAATCAGAAAGCGTTTTGGGCTAGATGGAGACAAGCCAAACACCTTGGAGGAAATAGGTGTTATGTTTTCCGTAACTAGAGAGAGGATAAGGCAAATAGAGCGAGTGGCCTTATTGAAGTTCAAAAAAGAATATTCTAAAACTGCTAATTTTTATTTGGACTAAAAAAGGGGAAGTAGCCCAATTGGCAGAGGCAATCGACTTAAAATCGATCAAGTGCGGGTTCGAGTCCCGCTTTCCCTACCATAAAGTTTTTCCTTGACGATAATCTATTTAGAAAATAATATCGTCGCCCATATGAAAAAAGTCCTTCTAGTTGCTCTCTCTGCTTGTTTTTTCGGGTGTGCCTCAAACAAACCCTCAATTGCTTTCGAAAACGGAATAAAAGTTTCCAAAAGAAGCGCAAGGACAAGCTGGATGAATCATTTAGGAGCCAGCAATCCCCAACTATACGCTGCGATTCTCAAAGCGGTGATGCTTAGTGAAAAGTTTGATAAAGAGGTTTTTATTACAAAAATACAAGTTGAGGATCAATTCATATATAAGCTAGACAAAGAAAACCAAGGGGCAGATAACGTCATGTCTATCATATGGAAGACTAGGGAGATGAAATTCGATCACTACAATACCTCAGACGGCCCAGCCATGTCTTCATTTGTAGAGGATCTTTATATTGAGCAAAAAGCTCAAAAATTGTACGACTCCCTTAAAATTGGGGAATTTAATTAACATGACAGAATACACCGCATATTATAATAATAAGCAGGTTAAAAAAGTCGTCTGCGATAATAGAGAGAAAGCCGTTAAAAAGGTTAAGAGGTGGTTTTACGATAGAATTAGAAAAGGGAAAGGGGAATTCAAAGGCAAAGCCAGATTAGTTTTATCTGTTTCTGATCCGCAAACCGAAATTCGTTACGCCCCGTCTTTTGATACTATGGTAGATAAAAATAACTACCTACTTAAAAAAGATCTCAAAAGAATAATTTCTGAATCTAATGGGCATCTAAAGCTCATCGACAAAAAAGAACTAGATAAAAGGGCAAAAAAGGTGGGACAAATAAAACAACTCGAATGGATTAAAAGGGACAGGACAGACGACATAGCTCGTCAAGTGGGTATAGTTCCTCACATCTTTACAAATAATAAAGGAACTTTATTTTATAGAGTTACAACTTCAACCCAAAAGACTATTGGGACAAAATGGAATAAGGGCGGCAGAGAAGGGGGCAAGCCTATGCCTAGATGGGATGGAGACGGAAGAAAAGTTTGGACGAAAGAATCCTTAAAAGAAAAACCAGCCTGTTTGCAAAGAGGCAAAAAGGTAACTGAGCACAGATCAAAACTCATAGCTCTTAAAGCTAAATCCTTAAAATGCGCGGTAGAAGAGATAAAGGAAAGAAAGCTGCACAAAGAAGACGTTATTAAAAAATCTAAGCATAGAGTTGCAGAAATAGAGACGGCGTTGAATGCTGTTTTTAAGCTTAATAAAATTATTAAATGGTTCTCTTTTAGAGGCTCAAAATCCGTTAAGTACGTCTTTTTCCCAAATTGCATTAGCATAAAGTATTATCCAAATAAAAACACTTTAGAGTACAACCCATCTTGGGTTCATGCATCAGATGAAGAAGCGATAATCAAAAAGTTCAGATCTTTTCTAAGGTGATAAAAGGAGTAGTGGTAAGGGGGAACTCCAAAAATAAAAAATGGAGACTACTCCCAACAGCAAATATAGTTCAAAGTTCGCCAAGGCTTTCTGTAGGGTCTTATGCAGGAAAGTGCCATATAAGTCAGAAAGAGCTTGGAATTTGCTTAATAACGGTATACGCTACTGCTCCTAACATAATAGAAGTCTATATAAGCGATTTTGATAAGGATATATACGGAAAAGAAATACGGCTATCTCAAATAAAAAAAATAAAATATAAAGATTTTAAAACGCTTACAGATAAAGGCTTGAAATTAATTTTTAAAAGTTATGAGTCAGAAGGCAATAGTCGAGATAATGAAGGAGATTGATTCAGAGATAGCCTATCACAAAAAACTTCACGAAAGCGACTCTTACTCAGAAAGAAAAATTGGATTCACAGGGTTAAGACTTTTATTAAAACTAAGAAAAAAATGCACAGGCATAATTAAAAAACACTATGATCGAAGTAAAAGTAAAATCAAACGCATCAGGGACAGAAAGCGCAATGAGGGAACTCAGGAAAAAAGTGACTAGAAATAAAGTCCTTCTTGAACTAAGAGACCGCCGCTTTTTTAAAAAGAAAAGTAGAGTAAATTACGAGAAAAAGAAAGCCGCCAAATACGCAGCTAAAATGCAAGCCGAAGAAGATAGGCGGTGGAGATGAACCTTTTAGAAAAAACTAGAACTTACTTAGTCGGCCATATGCAATATGCAGATGGTCAGGATTGGCGTAAGAAAGTTGAAGATGAGCTTGAAAAACTCAACATCATTACATTCAATCCTTACCGCAAACCATTCGTTAAAGATGTAGATGAGGATGAATCGGCTCGCGCCAGAATGGCCGAGGATATGGAGAACGGTCACTACAGTGACGTAGTTGAGAGGATGAGCATTGTTCGCAGTTATGATCTTAATTTAGTTGATAGATCTGATTTTATTATTGCTCATCTACTCCCAGATGTTGCTAGTTGGGGAAGCGCAGAAGAACTTGTTACTGCGGTAAGAATGAAAAAACCCATTTTCATATCTATGGAAGGAGGCAAGCGAAATACTCCTTTATGGATTATGGGCATGAAAATAGATAAGTATATTTATAATAACATAGACGAGGTTTTGGACATGATTAAAAAAATTGACTCTGGAGATAAGAAAATTGATAGTGATCGCTGGAGGCTACTAAGGAAAGAGCTAAGATGAAAGAAGACGTTTACGGACATTTGGAAGGAACAAAGTTTTGCGTAGAAATTTTTGGAAAACTATACACACGCCCGATTGGGTTTAGAACGTGCTGGTTGTTAAAGGAAGAGGAATTCGAAGAAGATAATGTAATAGATGAACTCATAACTCTTGCATTGTCTGAGTATAGTAAGGTTCACAAGGTCACTACTGAAGATGTAAATAATTGCTATTGGATGGGAAATTCCGAATTGCTTGAATGCGACATTTACCAGTGGCAAAAAGTCAAAAAAGAAGGCTTTAGCGGTCATATCTTTTCGACTTGGGAATGGGAAAAATTATCGAACTCCCAAAAAAAATCAAACGCTTTTTATATAGAGAGCAAGCATCTAGCAGATATAGGTGACCACAAAGAGGCTACGGAATCAGTTCGTGACCATTTTAACCACTGGTACGAAATGGTAGACGGAAGCGAAGATGGGCATGAAGAGCAGCGTAAAGAAATAGATAAAGCTTGGAAAGAATCATTTCCTTGGGAGGAAGATAAAAATGAGTGAAGAAACACCGGATTTAACTTACTATCTCGACCAAGCAGAAAAGTATGGCTTGACTAATGAGGTTATTATTTCTGCAATTAAAATAGCTCAAGCAAACCCAGATTACCCACCGGAAGTTATCATGGACATGGCTTGCGACGACTGGGACATTTAAAATTTGATATATTTAAAATGATATATCTAATCTATGGACAGCCAGCTTCAGGTAAAACTACGATAGGGAAACTATTGGCAGATCATCTAAATACACCTTTCATAATTGATGGGGATGAGTTTAGAGAAATGTTTTCAAATAAAAACTACGGTAAAGAGGGCCGTGAAGAAAACATTAGAAATGCAAATGCTGTCGCCACATACCTCAATAAAAAGTTCCTTACCGGAGACAATGATGTGGTAATGAGCTTGGTAAACCCTTACGACCACCTCAGAGAAGAACTTACGAAAAATAATGCTGGACAAGTAGTAACGATCTTGCTAACCTCCCAAAGACAGATGAGGCAAGAATATCAAGTTAGCGATTTTGAGAATGGAACTCCAAATATAGAGTTAGCCACAGATCAAGACCCAAATTCGACATTTCAGAACCTGCTCATTGGCCTACTAGCCATCTCAGAAAAGAATAAGCATCTTGATGGTTGCGGGTACGATGATTAAGAAAAAAAAGTATTGACACTACAATATCTTTTTGATAGGCTACAAAAACGATGAGAGCAGTAGAAGTTTACTACAATTTACATAAAAAGTGTCTTAGCGTGAGAGATCGCAAAACGGGCCTTGTCGTGAAACATACCCACGCTATAAGGATAGTTAGTAAGAAGGGTCATTATGGGCGTATAGACTTTAGTGTTAGCGAAAAGGGTAGGGAGAAAGTTTTAGAAACCAGACGGAAGAACGTCCACGCAACCGTGCGCGGTTATGTTCACGATCTAGGTAAGGTTAAATCTTTAGAGGAGCGTAAAGCTAGGAAGCCTAAGACGCTTAGGCAGGTAACTTATAATCCTTATAAGTATGAATCCTTTGTAGACGTTAAAACAAAGGAACCCGTGCATTACGCAAGGGATGTCTTTATCGATGGACAGAAAGTGTACATCGTAAAAGAAGACAAATAGATCTTTAAAATAATTTAGGGACTCGACGGAGACCCTAAGAGAGTGACCGAATAAGCTGTTGTCATAGCAGCTAAGGTGCAATGTTACGGACTAGGAGACCACCAATCTCTTGGGGGTCTGTAGGGTTGGCGCGAAGTAGGGACAGACTTGAACTATCTTGGCTGTGACCCTGAAATCGTTGGAGGCAAACAAGAACTCCTCCCTCTCATTAAATTTCATAGGGAAAATGATTAAAGAATATTGTGATAAATGTGACTGTGAAGTCACCACTGAAAACTGCTCAATTACCATGCATTGTATAGCATGGGATGAGCCTTACGCTGGGCTTTTGTCCCGCCGTAGATGCATTAGATGCTCTCCCTCAAGAGCGCAGCACATTGTTCATCCCGATTTTGAGCCAATTGTGGATGATAGGTCGCAGTTTGACAAACGTAACCCAGAGGTTTTTCCTAGCGAAGAAAAACGAATGGAGTGGGAGAAACGCTGGACTGCTGCATGGCTAATCTGTCAGCACCCTGAGATAGCTGACGCTGTTATGCAAAAGTTGGCTAATAGGCTCTGGAGTAAAAAGCATTTCAATGAGTAAAATATGCTTAAAGATATTCTATCAGTAATTTTTGTAGTTTTAACTATCCTTTTTGTCATACAGGCTTTACCCGTTATACTTGCCATCGTTTATTTAGGAGGAAGAATGATCTGGTGCATTCTGACAGGCGAACCCTTTTGGGGTGAGTATGGCCCGTTTTGGTAAAAATATGAAATACCGTTCTTTATTTATTAGCGATATTCACATAGGGACGAAGCGTTCTCAGGTGGATAAGCTGCTTGATTTTATCCGTGACAAAGATTTTGATTATATTTTTTTAGTTGGTGATATAATTGACGGCTGGGAGCTACAACGTAAATGGTACTGGAATAAAAAAGCCAATACTTTCATTCAAAAAATGCTCAAAAGAGCTAGGTCGGGTACACAAATACATTACATAACAGGCAATCACGACGAGTTTATGGAAGAGTTTTGGGGTAATAATTTTGGCGGGATAGAGGTTATGAAAGAAAGCACCCACATAACCAAAGACATGAAAACTTACTCTGTTATACACGGTCATCAATTTGACGGGGTTCTCTTACTAAAAGCTAAATGGCTGCAAAAAATAGGTTCTTTTTTATACAATCTTCTTCTGGATTTTAATTACGGCTGGAATTTTATCAGAAGAAAATTAGGACTACCTTATTGGTCTGTGTCTCGTTGGGCTAGAAATAAAACCAAAGAAGCGGTTAAATATGTAGCTAGATATGAAGACGCCTTAATAGACCATGCCAGAAGAGAAGAGGTGGATGGTGTAATTTGTGGTCATATTCACAAAGCCGAAATTAGAAACGTAGACGGCATAAGTTATATCAACACAGGAGATTGGGTAGAAAGTCTAACTTGCGTGATAGAGGATAACGACGGAAAATTAGAATTAATTGATTTAACAGATGTTTAAAAGACTTTGGTTAAGATTCTTTCTGGGGTGAGTATGGCCCTTTTTGGTAAAATGATTTACGTTTTGTATGGACAACCAGCATCAGGGAAAACGGTGCTTGGTAGAATGTTAGCCGCTTCGAAGCTAACTACTTTTCATATAGACGGAGACGAATTTAGAAATTTGTTTTCCAACGTCAATTATGGAAAAGAGGGAAGAGAAGAAAATATAAACGCGGCTAACAGTGTGGCTACGTATTTAAATAAAACTCAGGAAGAAGATGTGGTAATGTCTCTAATAAACCCATACCAGAAACTGAGAGATAAGTTAAAGGCAAATAACCCTAGTCAGGTAATAGAAATTTTGCTGACCTCTAACAGAGACTTAAGAAAAGAATATAGAGTTAATGATTTTGAAATGGGGAATCCTGACATAGCGATAAATACCGACAGAGACTCTCAGAAGACATTCAAAGACTTAGAGGCTTGTATAAACAAAAAGAAATACTACGGCTGAAAGTCCTCAGTATACAGATTCCTTATCCA